CGGCGAATACGCTTTATGTCATCGAAATTGATTCCTCTGATTTGGACGCCGACAACGGATTCTCCTATCTGCGCGTCAACGTCGGAAGTCCGGGAACAAACAATGATTTTCATTGCGGATTCTACATCATCGAAGAGCCGCGATACGAAGAAAACGCTGAACTGAACGAGAAGGCGTGATTCTCTGACAGAACGGGACGGCGGGCCGTCAACACGGCGGCCTGCCTCCTGTCTGAACTTGAACACTCTATTGGAGACAAAACATGATTGACCTTGAACGATTCAACGTCTTCAAGAACGGACTGCTGATTGTAAACACAGAAACCGATTCGCTCACCACACCGCAGGCACAGTTTATCGAAATCTGCCAACAGAAGATTTACGATGCGGTGGCGGAGGAACTTGTCTCATCGGTCGGAACATGGACCGATACGCTTGTATCTGCTTTGCAGCTATGCGGGCTGACTCAAGCATTCTATCTGGAGATTCCTTCATCGCTGCCGGACGGCCTGTATCTGGTTCTTGTCTATGACGGTTCGACCTCTTCTTCGGACTTGCCGAAGCGAAGAGGAATTTTAGAGATTGCAGGCGGAAACATAAAGCACAACATCATTGACTGATAAGAAGAAGGAGTCGACCATGACGGCCAGAGAGAACAGCCCGCTTTTGCGCGATGATATTTTGCGGCTTGAAGAAAAGATTGACGGAATCATGAAATACCTGATGAATCTGACTGAGCGGATGGTGGCCGTCGAACAGCGGCCCATCCTTCGACAGCCATGCGAAGATCTTCTCAATCATCTGACCGAGCATAAATCGTTTCAGCGTGACTGGCGTAACGCCCTGATTCAATTGATAGTTGGTCTGCTGATAGTCTCCTTGAGCGGGCTGGCCGGCTATCTGTTTCGAGTCAATCAGGAATTGAAAAAAGACGCGAACGCAATGGCAGGAGACATCAAATATGGCTTGGCTTACTGCGACTCTCTATAAACAATGGGCCGGGATAAGCGGGACGGAACAAGACACACAAATCACGCAGGCAGCGGCGGCGGCTCAACAAGAAATCGAGAAATACTGCCAGCGGCAATTTGAACTTCAAACGCATATCGAATACCAGCGTCTGGCAAATTGTCAATATCGTATCCTGCTGCGGAACTATCCAATTGACACCATTTTCGAAATCGCAAAGGATACAAGCCCGGCTTTCCGATTCAAAATTGAAGATGGATATAATTCTGTCGGATGCAAGATAGGTTCGGATTCGATGGTTCTTTATCTGCAGTCAACCGAAGGCAATAATACAGAGACTCTTTCTTTTATGAGTCATCCGACGCTTCAGAATTTGGCAGAGACTCTATCGCAGCCGCCTTATAATGCATCCGTTGAATGGGTAAATACAGACCTTGCAGACATTTCTTCGCAACGTCTAAAAGAATCGCTGCTGGTTGCGGACGTGATGACTGATTATTTCACAGTCAGCGTCTACAATCCAATCCAGCCGGGTGAAATCACGCTTGACGTAGACAATGGGATCATTAAGTTTTGGCGGCGGCTATCGCCGGGAACTGTACGAATCCGTTATTCGGCGGGCTATTCATCCATCCCTTCGGAACTGCTGCAAATCGGTTATGACCTGATAAAAATGTATCTGGACAAGCAGTCGCTGAATACTCTGGTTCAGTCAGAACGCATCGGAGATTATTCTTATACGAATCGAGAAGGCGGCTCGACGGCTTATGAGATTCTGCCGAAAGACATTCAGGGCCGGCTGAATAAATGGAAGCGATGGATTGTCTGATATGCTGAATCTGCTGATACATACTGCAAAAGTCCTGCGGCCTTCGATTACAGCCGGAACGGTCGGCGGCGCTTCGTATTCATACAGCACTCTGATTCCATCGCTCCAGTGTCTGGTTCAGCCGAAAACCGTTCAGGAAATCGACGAAGCAGGGAAAATCACGGCAAGAATCTTCTATCGTCTTTATTGCGTCTGGACATCGACGATTGCATCCATAACGCATTCGGACATTGTTGAAATCGACGGCCAGCGATACGAGATAATCGGAATAGTCGACGCCGCCGGGCTCGGCAGAATCGGCCAGATTGATTTGAGAAGGAAAGAATGAAGAGACCTAAAGTCAATCTGAAAAAAGAAAAAGTTCTTGACGCCATGCACAAAGAACTTGAAAAAGCGATGCTGAAGTCAGCCATATATTTGCAGGGCCATATCAAACGCAAGGTCGGCAAAGGAGGCGGCAAACCGCATCGGCCATCCAGGCCAGGCGAACCGCCCCGCAGAGATACGGGCGTCCTTGCTTCGTCGATAGCATACAACGTATGGTCATCCAGAGGAACCATCACGGCCAGAGTCGGTGCAGACGTCGACAAACTCAAAAAGAACGCACGAAGAATCGGTACGACGGTTGACTATGCGCTCTATCTGGAACTTGGGACGGCAAACATGGCGCGCCGGCCTTGGCTGGAGCCGTCCGTTCGAGAATGCAAAAAAAAAATCAGTCAGATTCTGAAAAATGCTTCTGCAAACGGAATCCGCTACATTAACAGGACAAAGCGATGGTGACCGCAGCGGCTGAAATATTTTATACGCTCTATCAAAACAACAACGCATTATCAAGCGTTCTGACCGGCGGGCTCTGGTACGTTCAGGCACCACAGACGGTCATCCTGCCTTATGCGGTCTACCGAATCGAAGAAAGCGAGCCACAGGAAATCTGCGGAGCCGCCGGAAGCCGGATTGAACGCAGCGAAATTGTCTTGACGTTTTACACAAACAAAGAAGATGGCGGGTCGGTACTTGCTTCTCTGATTTCGGCGGCGGATACAGTCTTTCACTGGACGGCTCTAAACAGTACAATCAGCAATAAACACGTTCTTTCCTGCCGGCGAACGTTTGCCGGTGAAATGAACGTAGAAGACGATTTGATGATAGGTATAATGAGATTTGAAATGAAAATCGCTTATTAAGGAGCTAAACAATGGCTGCGCCTTGGCATGGAAAAAATGCATCGGCTCTCTTCAGCGGGTCGGAAATCTACAATCTGCGGAACTGGACGCTTACATTAACGCAGGATGAAATCAACGCATCCGCGCTCGGCGATGAATGGCAAAAGCGGCTGGCCGGGCTGAAAGATTTTTCGGTCAACGCGTCCGGTCTTGCGAGAACCGGATTCAATCCGCTGTCGGTTCTTGGAACGTCTGCGGATCTGAAATTATCGTTCGGGGGTGCAACGGAGCCCTATTTGCAGGGAACGGCTCTTTTGACGGAATACAGCGAAACCGTCCCATACGATGGGGAAGCAACCTGTCAGTTTACATTCGATGGAAACGGCTCATCTGGCTTGACCTATACGGCAACAGGCGGAACGGCTGCCAGCGGTCAAAGCAACGCGTTCGCCGGAAAGTCCGCGTCTGCACAAATCGATTCGACAACATTGACAGGCGTTCGCGAATGGACGCTGAACCTTCGATGCGAGGCCGCCGACATATCCGCTGCAATGGACAGCGGTTTCTATCGGTCGCGACTGGCCGGCTTGAAATCCGCGACGGCAACCATTACCGCCCTTGCGTCTGGAAGCCCATTGCTTTATCTGGATAACGAATACTCGATAAAGCTCTATCGAACATCCAGCACATCTGCTAACTTCTTTGGTGGAACTGCGATTCTTACAAACGCAGAACACACAGTCGATGTGAACGAAGAAGAAGTAATCACTTATACTTTCGCATTTACGGACAAAGTAGAATATGAGCCGCAATCCTAACAAAGGGAAATGACTATGAAACGGATATTTCAGAACGATGACTATTCGGCCTTGACCGTCGCCGACCTTATCGCATGGGAACAGTGGATGCGCAACAAAAAACGAGACGAACTTGTCGCCGAACTGAAGGCCATTTACGGGGATAAACTGCCGCCTGATGCTTGGCAGAAAGTTCGCGACGAAGTCTCAAGAATCCGGCTTGCAAATCTGAACCATGCGGACTCGATAGATTTCTCTGCGGTTGAATATCTGCTCTATCTTTCGCTGAAGAAGAAGAATCCGTCGCTTCAGCCATCGGAAATCGGCGAAAGCATGAGTCCGGACGAACTGATGGCGGCGATGCAGCGGCTACTTGGAACATTTGCTCTTTCTGGAATGGAAACAGCGGATGAATCAGAAAAAAAAACTTGAGTCCTTTGACTGTACATCAGACGGTCATTGCGCTGGTTCTTTCGACAAACGGAGCGTTCCGGTACAGCGAACTGATGAAAATGGAATATAATCAGTTTCATCTTGTGCTGCTGGATATGGCAATCGTAAATGGAATATCAAAGCGGGAAATGGAAAAGGAAATGGCAAGAACTTTCAACAGTCGAGGCAGTGCATGGCGATAGGATCTGCGGCATTCGATATTGTGGCGAATCTGAATCCGTTGACGTCGGCTCTTTCGACCGCCGGCGGGCTGGCAATGAAAATCGCTTCGT